ATTCCAGTTCATCAAAGGTCTTTGATGAACTGGAATGTCTGGTCGCTCATGACTTCCTCCACTCCCATTGATTGCGGCACGTCGGCTCCAGACACTGCCACTCGGTATGCGTCGCCGACCACTTCAACTCCATCACCGTCTCGCCGCACTTTGGGCAGCGCGTGGAAGGCTCTGGCACCCACGCATCCACCCACGCCTCCTTGCGCCAGTACGCCTCGCGCTCCTGCGGCGTCATGGCATCCAGACGGTTGAGATGGTCCCGGGCGGCTGAGTCGTAGTGGGCTTGAGCGCATACCGCATCACACTCGTGAGATTCTCTGTTGTCGCTTCTGCTCACGACTCACCATCCGCCACATCAGATCCAGGTGTTGCAACGTCATACGCTGTGCAACCTCGCGTGACCCGCAAAGCAGGAATGGCACCCGATAGCGCGCTTGCCAACTCAATATAGAGTTCTGCGCGACCGTAGGCGGCACCAGACTTCTGTGTTCGATGCCACCGCTCACATATGTGAAAGGCACCAGTAAGTCGCTTATGTTGCACTCTATGACCACAAGAGGGTATAGGCAATCCGATAACCGCCCTAAGCAATCCTCGAATCGCCGCCTGCCGCGAGTCAGGCACCCATACATGTCTGGCAGACTTTTCCTCTCGACTACCGCCTGCGGTAGCTCCACCAGACTGTAATCTCCTGTGGGTAGCCCGACTCGCTGACACTTCAACCCCTCCCACTCGTATGGACGCTGCTCACGAGTGTCTATGGCAATCGTGTAGGGCTTGCTAGGCGGCGGCACTCAGCTTCCTGAATCGCTTCGCCTCCGTATAGCCCCGATCGTTCTGGCCGCACATCACGTCAACTGTCAGGTTGGTTTCGTAGGCATTGAGTGCGCTGGCGATTGCACGCGGATTCGGTGCAGGGTATTCAGCTTCACCGAGTCCGGCTGCCTTCCACAACTCCTTCAATCGCCCGAATGTGATCTGATTCGCCTTCTTCTCACCGTCAGTCTCAGGCTTGGTGAAGATGTTCTGGCTCATGTCGGCGCGGATGCCGTCGCCATTCGAGAACTCCAGACGCAGCCAGATGCGATTGGCCTTCGGCTCCATGTTGAACTTCTTGAGTGTGAGCGGATGCCAGCCACTCACCTCTGCCGGGTACTCGCCGCCTTCGACCCAATCAGGTAGATCGTTGACTTCCGTGCCCATCATCGGCCTCCTGCGGCCTGAGCCGCCTGTTTCATGGCCGCTTGTGCAGCCACGTCTTCGCTTTCCGAATCGCCATTCGCTATCACAGCAGGGCTCTCGCCAATCAACGCCAGCAGTTGCGGGTACATCAGGTGAGACTGCTCACGCGGTATCTCAATGGCGCGTGGCAGCAGCGGCTTCCAATCGCGCTGCGGACGACATTTCACTGTCTCGAATCGTCGGGTGTCAGCCCGGACATTCCACGTCATGCGCAGATGCACATCCAGCAGGTCGTTAAGCATGGCCTCAGAATCAGCTTTGAGGCCCATCTTCTCCACCTGCTTATCCTCCCCCTGCTTCAAATCCTCCTTCGTGTGAGCCGTCAGGCAAATGTGCTTGCCAGCCTTCTTGGCACGCATCAGCGGGTCATACAGTTTCTTGATGCTCATCTTGGCTGGACCCCACGCCCTGAATGTGTTGCCGCCGCCGTCAATCACCTGCATGGCGACCTGCTGCCAGAAGTAGGCCCACACATCCACGGCAATACTCGCTATCTTGGGGTTGTCAGACCATTGGGTGAGTAGGCGCTTGGCTCCCTGAATGTCCCGCTGTGACTCGTAATACTCGAAGTGTTCACGCAGCCAGCGACTCCCATCAACATCCGTATCTAGGATTGCCCTGGGTCCAGGCATCCCGCAGAGCACGGTTGTCTTGCCGCAGCCAGCCACTCCGTCAATCAGGATGATTGTCCCGCTCATTGAGTTTTCCTCCCGCACTCAGTATGGTGTCATCGCCGCTGCGTGTCAACTGTTATTTGCTGGCAATCCACAATCAACATTCTCCGCCGCATCCACCGCCGTCACCCGCATCAGCACCACCCCGCCGGGCTCCGGGTCGGGCGGCTCCCACGGCAGGCACGGGTCGGCGTCGAAGGCGGTCTGCACCCAGTCCGTCGAAGCGTAGATAGGGCAGCCGCCGTACTCCGCCACTGGCTGGCCCTCTTCGTCATACCCGCACGGCTGCGTGCCGATGACGTAGACCGAGGCGACCTCGTGGTGATAGCGCACGTCCCACTCGATGCCGCCGGCGCAGTCGAGTAGCACGGGCGCCCAGCAGAGGGCGGCGATTAGCAGCATGCGGAGCCATCTCTGCCCGTACCACCGCACCGGGGGCATATCTCATCGCCAATGGTCTGAGAGCCCCCACACTTCCTGCACTTCTTCTCTGCGTGAGTCACCGAGGACACCAGCCGCAGCGAATCCCCCCCGGGTGGACATGCTTCATTAGAATGTCTATCTTGAAGGCGCGCAGGCTCTTGACCTCGTCAATCGCATGGGGCACGCAGCCCTTGCCATGTACTCCGCACTCGAACAGATCCAGCAGCCGGTTGCGCTCGGCTAGGAGCGTGTCGTCCACGGCAATTTCCGCCCGCGCCTCGTCCCGCTCCCTCACAATCACCCTGACGGCCTCTCCGAATCCCGCCTCGACTGGCACCGGATTGCCGGAGTCCACGAGCGCACCGGAGACGAGGTTGAGGGCCACCTGGAGGCGGTCGCGCTCCCTCTCCAGCTTCTCGATCCGCGCGCGGTCCCCGATGCCATGCTCCTGGGCGCGCTGGCGGGCGGCGATCTCATTGGCGATGCGGGCTTCGGCTTCCTGGGCTGCGTCGGCCATGGCGAAGACGCACTGGTCCAGTTCCTCGCGCACCTTGAGGTAGTCTGAAAGCCATTCACGGCGCTGAGGACTGTTCCCGAGCAAGCGCGCAACCTTTGCGAGCCTATCGCTGGAAACTATAGCCGCCCGTTTCAACTCCTCCACCGATTTCATCTCCCTCCGCAGATCATCCACCGTCTTGCGCTGCGGGGCGGTCACTTGTCACGCAGGGGAAGGGCGCGGATGGCTCGCTGCGCCGACTTCTCAATAAAGCACCAGGCCGCCGCCTCCCGCATCTCCTCCTGCCCCCGGCGGAATGCAGCGGCGAGGTCGCGGGCGTGGGCCTCGTGTACCTTCTCGGTTGCCGCCACTATCGGCCCCCATAACCGCTCGCTCTCAGGTAGATGCTCCAGCAGATTGTCCATGGCGGCATCAAACGTCATCGTCTCCGGCTTCCCGGCGGCGCTCATAGGCCACACGCCTTGAGCAGCGGAGCAACGCATTCCGCCAGATGCTCAGTCTTCGCGTCCATCTGCGTGCCGCACGGATAGTGGCCGCCGCACGCTTGAGCCGCGAACGCCTCGACGGCCTGGCGCAGCATTCTGGCGCATTGGGCTGGAGCGCCGCTGGCGTCGGTGTGACGCAGAATCATCGACATCGCCTCCACAAACCTCTCTCGTGCCGTCATCTCCTGCTCCTCTGCCAGTCCCACCCCGGCCCGGCTGCGTTCTTGCCGCCGGCATGGTCGGCGTAGCGCGTTGGGTCGGGCTTGTTGGACTCGTCCATTACCAGCGTATGCCTCCCCAGATGCCCCGCGGGCTCGACGCAGACGCTGCCTGGCTCGCGGTAGTCGCACATCGGCTCAGTCGCCATCGCTCCCCCTCCTTCTGCGGCTGGTCGTGCCACTCGTTTGGACAAGCCCGGTGCTCCTCCATCACCCTGCACAGGCAACCGCGATGTTCACGACTGCGGCTAAAACATTGTGGGCAGTACCTCTCCCCCTCACTCGTCCGGTCGTGCCATGAGTCGTGCGTCTCGATATCCTTGGGCAGCACCCACCTGCCGCACTCGGTACACATCAGCCAGTCGATGCCGCCGCTGAGCCATGGACCTGTGTACCTCTCGCGCTCCCTGCGTGCGTCAGCCACGGCGCACCAGATACCGCGAGCCGCTGAGCCGCAGCCAGCCGAAGCATTTTCCGTGCGCGTGATAGTCACAGACGCTCGGGTTGCCGCGACAAGTGATCGCTGGCCCGATGATCCGATAGCCCCGCCAGTTGTCAGCCTCGTGCAGGTGGACCCAGGCGGTCAGGCTCACGCGCCTGTCTCGCTTCTTGCGTGCGTCAGCCACGATGCTCCTCCCTCTCCGCGACATCCGCCTCGCACATCGCGCACACCCGCCGCCCCTGTCCCTCGATGGAGTCGCCGCAATGCTGGCACCAGCGCAGCGGGGGCAGGGGGGCGAGCGTGAGTAAGTGCCATAGGTGCGGACCCTTCGCGCTGCTCAGTCCCTTGCAGCAGCGGGCGAGGTACATGTCACGCCTAAAGCTGGCGCACTCCGGGCAGGTGTCGCTCTGCACCGTCGTGTGATGCCCCAGATGCCCCGCCTCGCTGATGCACTCGTTGTCGCCGGAGCGGAAGTCGCAGCGTGTCATGGCTTCTCCCCTTCGGCCTGAGACTCGATGGCGGACTCGATTCGGTGAATCATCAGACGCAGATCGTCGCAGCCATAGTTCTCGCAGAACGTCGGCGCGCTGTGGCCGTGACACTCCACAAGCATGCTCTTGCTGATAATCTCCGCCGCCCGCTTGAATCCTCCCGCGCGGCCCTCTCGACGATAGACCTCCTCTTGCTCGGCCGTATTGGCAGCAAGGCCCATGCGAGAGCGCCATGTCTGACGGGCCGCGGCAATCGCTTGCTCTGTGACCTCCGCCGCCCGTTGCAGGCCGCGAGATTCACCGATGGCAAAGGCGGCCTTAGCCAACTTCAATGAGTAGCGAATAGTCTCTGGACCTGGAGTATCCGTTGTAGCTCCAAGGTCCTTAGCTATCTCAAACATCATCTTGCGAATCTCCTCATAGGTAAGCCGCTCGGCGCTCATGGAGTCACCGTCGGCAACCAGGACGGGGGAGCGCAGAGAGGATCATCGTAACCGTCTGGATCGCGGCAGAGGCATCCAGCGGTGTGCCCCCTCTCCGCAATCACCGCCCGGATGAAGGCATCGAATCTCACCTCTATGTCCAGGCACACGAGTGTTGGTGCTTCAAGCCGCAGGGCGGTGAGAGCGCGGCGCATTTCTCTATACGCCTTCTCTGCGTTCACGGCTTCACCTGACTCTTGATGTTCGCCTCGATGATCTCGCTACAGCCGCAGTCACGCGCCTCAGCCCGTACCCATTCGATGCATTCGGCCTTCACCGCCCGGATGCAGGCATCTAGGGCGGCGTGTCGTGTGTAGCAGCGATCATCGGCTCCGTGTATGCCGGGCCAGCGCATCCCATCGGACGCCCAGACGCAGATCAGTCGATGCGCCTCCCTATACGCCCGCTCGGCGCTCTGCGGCGGGCTCGGCAGGGTCGCCAGATTGACGTGCCTTTTGCCGCACCCCCCGTGGTATCCAATGAGATTGCATGTATCGGTGTCGCTCATCTCGTCTCCCCCTGCTTGCTCGCGGCGGTCAAGTGCCGGATCAATTGCTTGCCAATGAACTCGGTGTAGGCGGGGGGGATGGCTTGGGACAGTTCGTTCCCTGTCATCCAATCGATCCCCATCGCCTCGCGCCTTGCTGGCGTCGAGAATTGCTGCGTGCCGTCGCGGACGCTTCGGCCGCCAGCGTGACCCGTGACGGTCACGGATCGCCGCCTGTCGCGGCCGTGCCCACCGTAGACGCCGATCACGGCTCCGTTGTGGTGGCAGGGCGGTAGGAGGGCGAACAGGAATGGATCGGATTCAAAGAGGCGGTGTCGGCGCAATTCGGCATGCCCTTCGTCCGTGCGGAGCCCGAACATCGTCCCGCAAAGCGTGACGGAACCGACGAGCGGGGCCCCCGGAACATTCTCGATGACGTAGGGTCGGCCTGTTGCCTTGAGGGCGGCCCGCGTCGGCTCAACCAGATCGGGGTGCTCGCGGGCGTTCCACATCGCCTTGAGTGGCGAGTACGCCTGACACGGCGGGCTCGCGTGGATGGCGTCGAACTCCCGCCCGTGCGCGGCGACGTACTCCAGGGCGTCACCGAGGACGAAACGGCAGCCGCCTGACGGGGTATATCTAGGCTGAGGTTTGTGATCTATCCCGAGAACGCAGAATCCGGCACGGCGATATCCTTGTGCGGCACCGCCGGCCCCTGAAAACAGATCAAGAAGGGCGGGCCTTCCGCAGGGCTCTCCGCAGGCGGCGCACCTCGGCGCGAAGTCTACGGAGTTCTCTGGCCGGTTCTTTGGAGTGCTCTGAGTGAGTGAGCAGCCGCAGGTTGCCGGGGCGATTATCTGCTCGGTTCCCGTTGCGGTGGTGGACATGCTCCGTTGACGCGAGCGGTCGGCCAAGATGCTTGGCGAGGACGAGGCGATGTTCATAGACATAGCCGTCCCGGGAAACTGAACATCGTACACGGTGGCGCGGCCAAGACGCCATGCACATCTGATGGGGGCTGATAGGTCCGCACGTCCTGTTCTGGCAGCGTCACTAGGCGCACGTCATACCCGGCGTCGGCATACGGCTTGCTCCACGCGCCCGTCCCGCCGCAGAGGTCGAGGATGATCAGCCCCGCACCCTTGCGCTCGGTCATGGCTTCACCTGACTCCTGATGTTGTGTTCGATGCGCTCGCTGCACCCGCAGTCCTGTGCCTCGGCCTTAACCCACTCGATACATTCTTCCTTCACCGCGCGGATGCAGGCGTCGAGGGCGGCGATGACGACGTGGTATCTCGACTCCGACTCTTCCGGTGGCGCAAGCGAGTAATCGTGGAAAGCGTCGTGCATGGCCTTGTACGCCCCCTCTGCGCTCTGCGGCGGGCTCGGCGGGGTCATCGGCTCGTGATAGCCCGGCCTGCCGATCCACGGTCGGTCATCATGCGGGTTGCTCACTGGACACGCTCAGCAGCAGCGCAGTACGTTACGGCCATAGGTGTATCTTCATAGACGGCCGCGACGTGCTTGAACTTCCAATCGTGAACGTAGATCAAAAGCCCATCCGGCGCAGTCCTTCGACGTGGCCGACAGAAACACCCCGGAGACGCCTTGTGCTTGTAGCCTGTCCTCCATGTCGGCAAAAGATGTAGAGGTCTCATCTCGTCTCCCCCTGCTTGCTCGCAGCGATTTCTGCCTCAACGAGGCGTGCAAATCGGACGTGCGGCCTGATGGACAGAGAATTCAGCCACCGTTGCGCGTTCTCGTTGCGGGGATGCGGCACCCTGAGGTACTCCGCTCCGTAGGCGATGTGCCACAGTTCGTCAATCCGCCGGTCGCTCACGGCTTCCTCCCTGCGGCCCGGACGCGGGCCAGCCACGGGCGATATCGCTTTGCGAACCATTCGCCAATCTCCTGGGGTGCATCCAAGACTACAGAAAGTGGCGCGGTAGCAATCTCCGGCGCCTCGGCCAGCAGCCTCTCGGCGGACTCGGCGCGCTGCATCCATATTTGATTGCCGGTTTTGTATTCAGAGAGAATACGCGCAGCTGCTTTTACGTCGCGCTCCAACTCCGCGACCTCCGCCGCGAGCGCGTGGCCGGGCCATAGACAGCGCGTATTCAACTCACGATATTCCGGGTAAGCACACGGACAATGCCCTGGTGACAGGCAGGAACCCTTGCCACGCCAACGCGGTGGGTTGGGTTCCAGAGCAATCGCCGCGCACGGACAGGCAGCCGCGATCCTCTCGCTCAGCGCCTTCGCCTCGCTCATCGGGACACTCTGCACTTTGCTGCTTGTTCGATGAGCGCTCCAGTCTCACCGCGGGTTAGCCGTGCTCCCCAACCGGAGAAGCAGGAGATGATCGGGATGCCTGCGTCCGTGACAGCCCGCATTGCAGCCCGGCGCGGTAGTGCATCAAACCCATTGGGTAACACGGCGTCACTCGGCACCACGATCTTGCACTCCCACACCTTGAGCCGCTTCTTCCTCATCGTCGGCCGGGGCTTCATCGGGCACGCTCCTCTCCCGGCCATAGATCGCACGGCTTCGGTTCCTCGTAATAGCCGGGACAGCGATTCGTACTGGTACATATCCCAGCGGCAGCCTCTCCCGGGACGCTTCTCCCGACCGGGGCCTTTGCCCGCCCACACGTCGAACACTCTGGACGACAGCCAGTTTCGCATGGCGGCTTCGGGTATCCAGCGGCAGCACACACAAAGCCGTACCAGTCGGTATCGTCCGTCCGCGCCTTCGCCGGGGTCATCGAGTCGCCTTTCGCCTTGGCGATGGCATCAAGCCCTTGATGGCATGGACACGATGCAGCCCCGTCGCACTCATGCGCCTCTAGGACTGCTTCCAGCGCAGCGAGAAGGTCGGCCACTCGTTTGACAAGCCCATGTTTGATGTAGGCGCAATTGTCACACCCACAGACACAATCGTAATTCGGTGTGTGCTTCGTCTCGCTCATCGTGCTCCTCCCCAATGCGTCAACTGGAACAGGCTGGCGGGCCGGATCCCCCACCCGGCTCCCTATCTAAACTGCGAAGGCGGCCTTTGGTCTGCGACAGTTTGGATCGTCGCCATCTGCAACCCGCTCACAGCAGGTAGCCGCCACACTCCCCCGGCGCTGTGACGCCGCCGCCAGCCATCTCGTCACCATGTATAGGCTGCCCCATCACCGCTCGCTACCCACCCGGAATTAGCAGGCGCTACATCGGCGCCGAGTAGTCTTTCGATCACTCTTCCTGCGTACCGGCCTAAGCCTCGTCCGTGTGGGGCAGCCATCTCTTCACACCCTCGGGTCCATGCTATCCCTCCACTTCCGCCAGCACGCCTTGCACAACTCGTGCAGTGAGTCGTCATCGCACAGTTGCACGGTGCCTCCCTCGCAGCAGCACTCCCCGCCCATCGCCATGCACACCTTCTCGCCGTGGAACTCGTGTGGGCACCAGTCGCACTTGTCGGGCTCATCCATCACGCAGTCCGCGCACTCGGGGCAATGCACCTCGCTCGGCGGGTCCAGCGTCGGCTCAGCCACGTCTCCACCCCCACCTGTCCATGCTGCGAATATTCGCCATGCGGCACTCGGGGCAGCACCGGCCACCCTGGCGAATGGTGTTATTGCCGAAGTCCAGCACCGAATGCACCACCGTGCAGGCGTAGACGCCCTGGCAGAAGATGCAGACATGCTCGCCGCCGCCGGGGCCGTGCTGATGGATGGTGTCGTAGGTGCTCACTCGGCCTCCACCTCTGGGCACTCCCACCTGACAACCGTGCGTGTCACCTCCCGACTCTCCCTGCGCATAGTCACCGGCACATAGACTTCCTCAGTCGTGGTGACTTGCGTCTCCACCTTCTTGCATGAGAGCGGCCCACGCCAGTCGGCATAGATGCGAATCTTGATGCCGCTTGGCATGGTGGTGTGGTATTCCCACCAATCAACACTTTTGGTGGGAGACACCTTCTGCCAAATCTGGCCTGGAAACGCGGCCCGCACGGCCGACACAGCATCGCCGCTTGCCTGAATCTCCAAGACGCTGTGCATCTCTGCATTGTAATAAGTTCCCACCGGCAGCGCCTCGATGAGCGGCACGAACTCTGAGTAATTCTCGAATCTGTAGCTCATGGTGTCTATTCCTCCCGCCACCTAGGCCGCATAGAAATCTACATGACCACTTCGCGCTCACCGTCTAGAGTCAACTCTTCGCAGGTGGTTTTAGCGTGGTCAAGCCATACATCCCCACCCTCGTCTCCAGCCTCACCAGAAGCCAACAGGCGCGCATCGGCTTCGTCCGCCGTGCGAATCACCATGCCAAAGCATTTGTCGTACCACGGATTCCATGTCTTGACTGGTCGCAGCAACCATAGCTTCATGTGTTTCCTCCCGACACAGAGTATGCGGCGCTGTCTGGCGGGTGTCAAGAACTATTTTCAACTATCTGCATGCCGCTATGTGCCTACTCTCCCAAGGGTTACGCGGCACTTGCATTCCTGCGCCAGTTTGCTAGTATGCGCCTGACGGATCGCAACCGTCGCGCCTTAAACACCTCGCGGGGTGGGTGGTTCATCCGGCCACCTGCCCCGCCCCTCACCGGATGGAGGGTACGCTGCAAACCCGCGAATCGCTGCTCGAACTTCTGAGTGGGCCACCACCAGAAGCCGATTGGCTCGTCCCCAACCTCATACCAAAAGGCAGTCTCATAGCAATGTGTGGCCTAGCTGGCGTGGGCAAGAGTGTGTTTGGCTACACGCTGGCCATGGCGTCGGGTAGCGGGTGTCCCATATTGGGCCGCCCCACCACCCCGGCCCGCATACTCTACATTGATGAGGAGAATGGCCACCGGGACCGCCGGGCCTACGTCTACCGCGCCTGGGTAGGCTTGGGCCGCCCCGACAAGGCCGTGCTGGCCGCCAACGTTGCCATTCACGGCTTCGCACTCTCCACCAGCGACGGCCCGTGGGAGGTTACCCTCCGCGCCCTAGCCGCCGAGTTCAAGCCCAACTTGATCGTGATCGACACGGTGACACCCGCCTTCCGGATCAAGGATGAAAACAGCAACGGCGAGGCCGCAATAGCCGCCCAAAAACTAAGGGGGGTTATGAATTCGGCCGCAACCGACTGTGCGGCTATCATCATGAAACACCTCCGCGTAAACCACGATACCGGACAGGTGGATATGCGGGGTGCCAAGTTCTGGAAAGGGACGGTAGACGCCATATGGTACCACCGCCGGCCCGGTGGCCGCCCTCGTAAAGACGGCCTCTACAAGACTTACATCAGGCCCGAGAAGGTACGCGCCTTCGGGCTGCAAACCGAGATTGAGATCGACGCACAGCGGATCGAGGACGGTCACGGGTTGATTCTGGTAGGCACGGATAGGCCGCTGGAGGACAAAAAGTCGGGTTGGGACGAATAAACGGAAACCTACCCCCCCTGTAAGGGGTTATTAGTTTTGAGGAGAAAGAGGCGATGAAGAAAAGTAGAGCGTTGGTGGTGGCGTTGCCGCCTTGGGAGCGGCCAACCGATTTAGAGGTGGCTGCTACTGTCCTTGATACTCTTGAGCAGACCACCGAAGCAGCAGCGTACTGCACCGGGAAAGTATTGAGTTGGGCATTTAGGGAAACCGGTGGTGGCAAGAAGTTTGACCTATGGCTGGCGGAAAAGGTGCAACGTATTGGCAGGTCCACCGCTTTTACGAGAATGCTTTATTCCTCTGCGTGCGATGAGGAGGGGAAGCTACTAGAAGATCTTAAGCCAAAACTCTGTCCAACAATTGGACAGCCACAACCCCTTCTGCCTCTACCAGATGGGAAATTTAGAGTCATCGTTGCCGACCCGCCTTGGCCATATGGCACGGTGTACGATCCAGAATCCAGGCGTGTGGCCAACCCATACCCTGAGCTTTCTATTGATGAGTTGAAGGCGATGAAGGTTTCCGATAGGGCGGCAGAGGATGCCTTCCTATGGCTCTGGACCACCAATTCATTCATTCGAGACGCTTTCGATATTTGCGAGTTCTGGGGATTTACGCCTAAAACGATTCTCACCTGGGACAAGGTCTCGATGGGTATTGGAGCATGGCTTAGGGGTCGAACCGAGCATTGCATCTTGGCTACTGTCGGCGCGCCGACAATCCACCTAACCAACGAGACCACTCTACTGGTTGAGAAGCGTCGCCAGCACAGCCGCAAGCCAGAGAAGTTCTATAAGCTAGTCGAAAAGATGTGCCCAGCCATAGACGGCGAGCGCCTTGAAATATTCAGTCGCACCGGGCGTAAGGGATGGGTTACGTTTGGCAATGAGACAAATAAATTTGAGGAGGCAGGATGATACCATTCAACAAGACAGAGAAATTCTTGATGGGCCGCGCTGGCGAGCGAGAGATTCTTGGCGTTATTAATTCCTTCGGCTGGTGGACGATGATTACCGCAGATTATAGCGGTGAGAATGGTGATAAAGCCCCGCGTCTCTATGGCCCCAAGGACCAGAAAATAGTCGTGCCGGACATATGCGCCTTTCAAGTTGAGGCAAAGAAAAATGGCAAGGCTGCATGGTTCGAGGTGAAAACCAAAACCCATCCGTGCGATAGGCCAGCAACCAAGGGCGAGAGAGAGCATGGCATCCCGTATCGTCACTATGAGGAGTATTTGAGAGTAGAGAAAGAAACCGGCGTGCCGGTGATTCTGGTTATATATGAATTGAACAGCGACATAGCTGGTAAAGATGGAATCAAGTCGATGCTATGCGCCTCGCTTGCCAAGCTGAAATCATACGGTGTTAGGTTTCACCCAAGGGGTTATGGGTATCAACATGACATGGGTTTTATCAAGCGGTGCAACCTTATTCCGCTTACTGATGCCCTTGCAACTTGGGCATTGCCACAACCAACTTCTTCCATGAACCAAATGATCCAGCCAACCGGTACCGGCACAGCGCAGGCAGCCCATTACCGCAACGACGCCAAGTAAATCACCTCACTTGCCTATTTAGCCTCTCGTTATGCACCGCGCACAGCCCATGAATCACCGTGCCGCCAATCAGCGCCCACCTAGCCGCCTTGGGGTGCTTGGGGGCTATCTTCTCAGCGGCTACCCAGACCAGCGTGCTCCAGGCCACATACTTGACGGCTAGGCTGCGGTCGCTAGGCCGAGCTTCGGATAGCGGGTTAGCCTCGGTGTAGCCCCGGTCCATGCCGCGCTCTGTGGACCATATATCAGCCGTGAAGGCTATCTGATAGGCCACCAAGGCGCGGCGGATATCAAGCTCAGCAGCCACTAGTGGCCCGCAGAAGCAGGCCAGAAGCAGGCAGGTGGCCACCTTGCGAATCATGCCGTCCTCGGGAAGAATCTACGCTGCGGCGGCCTACACTCGCCAATATGGCAGGCAGAGACAGCAAGAAAAGCCTCTAACAGTGCATCGCCTTGGCTTTCTGGCGGATTGACTCGGTAATCCATTAACTGCAATTCCTGCTTACACCTTGGGCACGTTATGGTTATTTGCATGCCGTATAGCAGCCCGGCTATCATGCCGTCCACCACGCCCAAGCCGCCAGCAGCAGCCCAAAGGTAGCCGTCGCTACCAGCAGGACTAGTGCCATGTCCAAATCAGCATCCCTAGTCTCCCTTCTCACGGTTGCACCGCCACATCGGCCTTGCGCTGGAATTGCCGCCCCCTTGGCGTAGAACGCGCTACAGGAGGCCATTTCTTGATGTGAATAGCCTTCAGGGGTAGCCGCAGCCACACCCCTTTCGCCTGTGCCCCGGTCTGCTTATAGCCGAACTTGGCGCATCTCCTTATGATTGCTTGGTTTTCGGTCCAAATCTCGGCGTAATTGCCGTCATAGTCGAGTCGAATGATGGTTTCCTTGGCGTCTCTCTGCATGTGGACCCCTTTCGCATATACTCGGTTGTAGCGCAATAGCAGCACCTAACGCATAGACAGTGAAGGCAGTTAAGCGCGTCGGCTACGTGCAAGCCGCCTCCTGGATGGCCGAGTCTATGAGGTCCTCGGCGATCTCCCGCCAGAGTCTCGCATGGCAGCGATGGCAGGTATAGGCTCCCGGGTCGCAGCGTGAGGGGCATAGCATGCAATATCCCCGGCGCTCGGTGGACATGTTAGCGGCCATCAGAGCAGATCCGCGGGCTTAGGCATCTGGGACTCCTACGGCGCGGAGGGCAGCGCGGCACGTCTGACGGATGTACTTGACGAACGTCTCATCCTGCCGATTCTCGCAATTGGCGGCCATCTCGCGGAGCGCCTCCACCAAGTCAGCATTGACGTTGACTAGCCGGTTGTGCTCCTCCCGCAAGATTCCAGACTCCGACTTGCGGATGAGGTGATCAGGCCACAGCCACGATCTCGTGCGACTCTCCGTTGCTGGCTTGCTCATTCGCGCCTCCCCTCAGTCCACGAACACAAAGGCATACCCGGTCCGCGTCCCGCCGCCGGCCAGCTTGCCGCTCCACCCCATCTTGTCTCGCAGCGCCTCCGCCGCCTTGAGGTGACACGCCTCCCCGCTCAGTTCATACGGGTATGAGATAGAGACTCGATTGCCGTCCCCATCATCCGCAATGATGCGGCTCCCCTTGGTATCCGTAGGCCCCTTGTACCGCGTCACAATCGCCTTGTATGGCATGTCATCCTCCCCTGACAGACTGGTTAACTACTTGCTCGCTGGCCGATTCTCCCGGCTGGCGGGCCGGACATCATGCTTAAGGTCGCGGCAAGTCGTGGCGTCGTAGTAGAACTTGGGTGCCCCAAGGATGCCGCACGAATAGCAATAGCCGCTCGTCGCTGCCCGCCTCATGGCCGCACCCTCATGCTGCGCGTGCATCGCAGGGGTTCCGTCGCAAGTGTCACAGTCCTCCGGGCGCACACGATGAGTCATGGCCGTACCTCATGCAAGTCATGGCCGGGGCAGTCCACCGGGCAATCACCATAAGCGTGGTCGAGTGGCCGCACCGCCACGGGCCGGACATCGTGACCCTGAATAGCATCATCTGAGCGGATGCGATGCCCGCGGGCGTCGTGTTTAATGGCCGCACGAGCATTTAAGATTTTTCTGCACGTTAAACAACGTGCCACTTTGTCCTCCGCGGTAATCGTCTGCACATCGGGTGATTCAGATGAACAAGGATCTGTACCGTGGCATGGGCAGCCCACCAATAGATCCTGCATCATCCGGCGGGCGCAAGATTCAGCCGCCTCCCATCCGCCGCCCACCTTAAGAGTTTTGGTAACGCCATCGGTTAGGCGTTGAACTACCACGCGCCAATCCCATTTACCCTGACTGGCCATCTCGGATAGCGGGTGAATCCAACACCGGAAATATTTGTCCATCGTTCCGCTCGTCGCTGCCCGCTTCATGGCCGCACCGCCACAGGGCGGACGTCGTGGCCTGCGGCGCGGTGTACATCGGCAAGCTCTTCACTGATAGGGTCGCCTTCCCCACATGCCCCAGATGCGATGCACGTCAAGCATTCCCACTTCATGGCTTCACCTCACGTACCTCATGGCCTGCCGCCCGGCATCGTCCATCCATCCAGGACCCGGCGAAGAACACCCGGCCGCAACAACTATACTGTTTGCGCGTCTCCGGGTGGGTTCCAACATGCGCTAAGACCGCACTTCTTGTGCCGGTGTAGCCACACAGCTTGCACTCCGGATGCGGCTCGCGTGTCTCGGTCATCGGCTCACCCCCTGTGCCATCGCCTTGCGGATGGCCTTGGCTTCCTTCCGTGCATGCCAGCTGGCACTCTCACTCGGCGTAACCAGTCTCCCAGAGTGGCAAGCGTCCACGCACCCGTTGATGACCTTGCCGCGCTCGTCGTAGGTGCGCCACGGCGACTCGGGCCTACGGCAACAGATGTTGCAGGTCTCGGTCATGTGTGTCTCCTACCGCGTCACCAGGACACGAAACTCAGGGCGCGCGCCGTGGTCTAGCGCATAGCGCACTTCAGACGGACAGGCCGACAAGTCGAAAGAGAAGCCGTAAGAGTCGCGGGCGCGGTCTACGGCATACCGATTGACAAGCCTCGCGGCCCGCTCACGGCTCACGGGCACGATGTAGCCATAGCGGCCCCAAGCGCCGCACATCACAGCGTAATTGAGCGTCATGGTGTGTCCTCCCGCGTGTAAGATAAGGTCACGCGCCCACCGTGTCAACAACTATCTGCCCCCGCCATGCAAACAAAGTGTCCCACCAAACACACGCCATGGCATCCCGCTTGCTTACGCCCGCCGCCTCACTCAGCACTTGACACATAGGTCAATTGGGTGCATTGTCTAGGTGTGCAGACTGCTCAGCAACTGCCGCAAGATGGACGCACAACTGCCGCATCGTTGCCTACCAAGGCTCAGCAACGCAACTTGTTCAGAGTCTATAGGGCCGCCGGCCACTCCGTCCTTGCATCTTCTAGAATGGCAGGTATTAACCGATCTACCGGAGCAAGGTGGAATGCCGAAGATGCCAAGGTAAAGGCTGAGTTAGAACTATCACATCCTGAGCAAATCACAGAGCGCGCCTCGATTGCCAGCAAGGTAGAAGTTGCTGAGCACCTATCTAAAGCTATGTATCTCGTAAAGCCGTCTGATGTACCAGCCATAGCCGATACGCTCAGCAAGGTAATGGGTTATCACGAGGCCACCAAGACGCACAACGTCAACGTGACTGTCAACGTCGCCCCGGACATGCTCTCACTCATCCGCTCCAGGCGCGCATCACGCATCGCAGCGCGTGAGGCTGCGGCGCTGGCGAGTGGCGAGCCGAAGCAGATGGGACCGGGGGACCCCCCAATCGTGACGGCAGCGGAAGCGGTAAGCCAGCCTCAAGATATTTCCAAAATTCCAGAAAGTGGTTCTCGATGATTATGCGTACATCTGTTGCGAGTTGGGTGAAGGTAGCCGGTAGATGGCGCGTGGCGTACTGGTATGTGCCGTGGTATGAGAAGGTGCTGCGGCGGGTTGAGTGTTTGGTGCGGCCGCATCAGGAATGTGGGTGTCCGTGTGGCGCGTGTCTGCGGTGCGGGAGGAGGGTGGCGTGAGCGGTCTCCCTCTTGACGGCGAGGTTCGGCGGGATGCTGGCCAATCGAGACGCGCCTTTACTGCTGTAGTAGTGACGGGGGGAGATAGGGGAGGGGGTTATTATACGGGGGAGGGGGAAGAGGGGGACGGCCATGACTCGGCTAGCGGTTGAGACGGCGATTATGCGGTGCAAGAGAGTGAGGCGAGTGCGTGCAGCCATCTAGCGGATTGCCTACTGACGCCAGCATCCATGGCGTATGTCGGCCGGATCAAAAGCCGGACGCCTCGCTGCCGGGCGGCAACAAAGGCAGCATGTGATGCAGCCATCTGAGTTAATCCCTACGCTGCCAGCCAACTTCCTCGAACCAACCGAGGAGGATTACGACTGCATAGACGAGGATGCTGAACTGTGTCTCACCGACTTGAACTTCCTCGTCACTGAGGTACTCTACCGCCACGACAAGCACAAGTACGGCACATTCCACAAGTGGATGGCAGACACGGTTGGCAAGACTCCTGGCACCAGGGAACTCTGGCTTCTTCCGCGCGACCACTTCAAGACCACCATCCTCACCATCGGCCACGCTATTCAGCGCATATTGGAGAATCCCAGCGTGGCTATCCTGTTCATCAGCCGCAAGGATGACCACGCGCTGCTGTGGAGTGACGAGATACGCCGCCAGTTCGTCTTCAACCCGCTCCTGCGCCTCTACTTTCACGAGACGCTGGGCGAGATCACCACCATGGACCAACTCGGCAGCCGCGAGGAGTGGATATTCCCCGGCTACAAGAAGGTGGGTGGGCATAGGCGGCGTGAACCAACTCTGACGGCTACGGGTATGAAGGCCCGTAAGCAGTCCAAGCACTACAACTGGGTCTACCCCGATGACTGCATGGATATCGAGGATACGACGGAGGTCGGCATCCGGGAGATTCGCCAGAACTGGAAGGACATCATCCCCCTGTTCGACAAGGACAGCGGCGTCATCGTCCCCGGCACCCGCAAGCACTATAACGACCTCTACGCTGGCATCATGAAGACGGGCGTCTACAAGGTGAGAGTGCGCCACGGACTAGAGTCGGCAACTGAGACTTGCACCCTTGAGGAGTGCAGCAAGTACGCCGAGTCGCATCCCGCCCCGGACTTCAAGCTGGGCAAGCCACTTTGCGCCGAGCGCATGACCCGCAAGGACTACGAAGCCAAGCTGGCTGAATGCGAAATCGACCCGAAGTCCGGAGTCGGCTTCTTCTACCACGAATACATGAACATCCCGTTCAGCCCCAGCGACCGCGTATTCCAGCCGCAATGGTTCCGAAAGGTGGACGCCCAGTCGATCCCGCCACTACGTATCCAGGCGCTCGCCATGGACACCGCCTGGAAGCAGGAAGAGCACCCCACCGGCTACGACTATACGGTAATTGTGCGCGGCGGCTGGGATGATCGTGGCGTGCTCTACGTACTAGGCATCACTCGCTCGCGGACGTGGACGGCCAAGCAGGGGTGCAGCGCCGCCGCCACGGAGATGAAGGAGCATGGCATCCACACCGTCATCACTGAGAAGGTAGGCGACATCTCGTGGCACGCATTCCTCATGGATGAGTGCCGCACGCGCGGCATCCCATTCGCCGAGCCGCTCATGCTCACTCGTGGTGGTGGCGGGGTGCTTGGCCGCCGCAGCAAGGAAGACCGCATCCGCGCCACGCAGGGTTACTTCGAAACCGGCAAGGTGCTATTCGCCAGCAACGTCCAGTGCTATGACGAGGCGGTAGACGAGTTCTGCAACCTCGGCAAGTGGTCCAATGACGACATCGCCGACGCCATCAGCATGTTTTTCGACGACCGAGTCATCATCCGCCCACAGACACGTTCACTCGACAGCGGCTGGCAATTCCCTATTCGCCCCATGCCATTTGAGTCTGTAGTCCGCCGATCTGGGTTTGCAGCCAATGCACAACACGACCCTCTGGGGCGCTTCGGCACGGAAGGCCCCGCTACCTACTCGCAAGATGCAGACGTGGAAGGTACGCCTATCTGGGGCCGCGCTTCAATCGGCGGCAACCGCTAAGGAGACTCGCATGGCCAAGCAGCGTTTCACTCGCAAGGATTCGCAGCAGTCGGACACCTCGCGCAATTACCCCGGCAACTCGTGGATCAACCGCGAGGAGCCTTTCTACGATGTCCACCAGTGGGGCGACAACAACATGGACCCCGACACGATGGATGTGTCCGATGGCGACGGCGAGACCACGGACGTTGACATGGCAGCGGCCGGTGGACAGTCGCGCCTCCCAGGCAGCGGCAACACAGCGCACGCCCGCATCCCGCCCGCGCAGCCGTGGAGACGGCGTAAGTAGGAGAGCACAGTGCCAGCAGGCATAGGTTACGAGCCTCCCGCCATAGATGTAGGCGCTGGAATTGTCCCGGCGCTGTCGGATAGCGGTGTGCCCGGCCCGCGCCGCATGGGCATGACCGACGACGAGATCATCAGCATGTGGCAGACGCGCAAGCAATACTCCCAGCAGATGCGCGACCCTTACGAGACCCAGTGGGTGAAGAACTGGAAGCTCTACCGCGCCTACATCGCCGACATGCCCGACCCGCAGGACTGGTGGCGCTCCAATACCTTCGTCCCGGAGATGTTCAACTCCATCGAGACCATCCTGCCGCGCACCCTGCTCGGCATGTTCAGCAAGCCGGAGTGGTTCGACGTGACTTGCCCGCACTACACGCTCCCTGGCCACCCTGGCATCCCGTGCGCAGACTATGAGCGCATGATCAAGTCCCTGCTTCTCGGCGGCACCAAGCGCATGGATCTCTTCCAGAACGCCTACATGGGCCACAAGTACGGCTCCATCATGGGCCACACCTGGTTCAAGCTGCGTTGGGAGCGCGAAGTCAACGACCGGCCGCAGGAGATGCCCATCACCGACCCGCTCACCGGCGAAGTCATCGGCATGAGCACCGAGCTTATGCCATTCGTGGACTATGACGACCCGCGCATGGACTTCATCAGCAATTTCCGCGTCTGGGCCGACCCGACCGGCAACAACGAGTGGTTCATCGAGGAGATTGAGACCACGCTGGAGAAGCTGGAGTACTTGCAGCAGCGGCTGGGCATCTACCGCAATCTCGGCGGCATCGCCAACCAGATCACCGAGAAGCCCACCGACCCGATGAACCGCAACACTTCCTACGGAGGCGGATCGTCCTACGGCGAAGAGGACATCGCCAGCGTCGAGGGGTTCAGCAACCAGTCGCGCGACGAGTCCTATGACGGCCAGAAGGTGGTGTTGCTGGCGTGCAGTGGGCGCGTACCATACACGCCCGAAGACGGTGCCTACTACCGCCGCACGGTTATCGCCAATGACCAGGTCATCATCCGCGACGGCGTCAACCCGACTCCCGACATGAAGCCGGAAATCTTCGGCGTGCAGAGTATCCCGATCCCGGGATTCGTCTACGGAGACTCGGTGATTCGCTATGCCGGCCCGCTGAATGAGCAACTCAACCGAGTCGAGAACTTCCGCATGGACGAGGTCATCCTTGGCATCTGGCAGCAGTACGTCGCCAACCGTAATGCCGTCACCAGCAATCAACTCCTGTTTCAGCCAGGCGGCATCGTATTCGTAGACACTGCCAACGATGTGCAGTCGGCCTTTCGCGTTCTCGACCGCAAGCCAATCATGCCGCAAGCCTACCAGGAGGCGGCCGTCAAGTCCGACCAGATCCAGCGCACCACGGGCGCGACGGCCACCCAGCAAGGCGCCATCCCGCAGTCGCAGGACCGCAGCGCCACGGCCTTCGCGGGCCGCACGCAACTCGGCAACGAGCGATTCCGCCTCATGGTGATGTGGCAGAACCTGGCATTCAAGAAGCCGCTGCTCAGTCGCATGTTCGCCTTGTACCAGCGCCACCTGCCGCCCGACCGCCTTGTGCGCATCGTCGGCACGGACTGGCAGATTCCCATCGACATCAGCATGATCCAGGACGGCGTAGACATCAACATCGACGCGGACATCTACGAACTCGACAACGTGGCCAAGAATCAGGGCCTCGCCATGCTCATGCAGGCCGCCGCGCAGCCGCCATTCGACATCTGGCTCAAGCCTGGCGAGATCCTGCGCGACACCATCGAATCCGCGCTCAACAAGGACGGGAGGCGCTATGTCAAGACCGAAGAGGAAGTTCAAATGGCCCAGATGGCGCAAGCTCAGGCTGCGCTATTCTCTGCTGCGGCGGGTGGTGGCGCTGGCGCTGGTGCCGAGTCCCAATCCGTCGGAGGTGGAGGCGAAGGCGGCGGAGGCCGTCTCGCGCTGCCTGCTGGATTTGGCGGATAACCGCAGCGGCCGGGCGCTTGGAGTAAGCGACATGCTGGACATTGCCGAGTTGGCCAATGGATTCGTCGCGCACCCGTACTGGAACCGCATGGTGATGATGCTGCGCAATACCGAACGCGAAGAGATGGAGACGCTTCTGGACCCAACGCAGGCCGACCGGCATGCGCTGAGTCGAGCGAGCATCGCCAATCTTCGCAAGTTGCTCGCTATGCCGTACATCGACATCGCTCAAGGTGACAAGGCGGTGGAAGCCGTCGATAAGCATCGGGAGCGATTCGGTGAAACCGATTGGATGGGCGCGTATGAGGGCGTCAAGCGACAGCGGGACGCATAAAGGCGCAAAGGAGAAGTCATGGCCAAGAAAGCACCGGAAGCCAATCTTACCGAGACGCTGGGCGAAATGGGCATTCAGGACGCAGATGACCTAGGGCCGGGACGCGGCCTGGACATGGGCGAACTGGCCCGGCACCTCAACTCTCCCGAGCCGGACACGACTCAGGAGGACATGGAGGATGCCGTCCGCGACTCTCAGTACGAGCAGATGGGCGAGACACCGGAGCAACCGCACATCAGGCTACAGCCCGCAGCGGCACCCGCAGAACCAGAGCCGGTGGACAATCTGGCGAAGATTCAGGCGGACCTTGCCGAGGCGCAGGCCGAATCCAAGCGGATGAAGGAGCAGTACGCACGCGAATCAGAGAAGTGGGGCAACGAGCGCAAGCGGTATGCAGAGCAGAAGGCGCGGCAGGAGCAGGGTGTATTTGGCGGGTACGTTCCTCCGCCCAACGCCTATGCGCCGCCAGCGCAATCAGGCGTCTACGACCCGCGAATCCTCGGTGACACCGATCCAAACGCGCCACTCACAGCCGGTCAGACGGCAGCCCTCATGCACAGCATGGCGGCGGCTTTCGGCCAGCAGTTGAGCGCGCGGGAGCAGAGCGTCATCGAGGCGGCGCGCGAGATGCGCAACTACGACCTCACTTCCAACGAAGAAGCGGACCTCATTGAGAGGCACGGCTGGCTTGCCACACTCGACCGCGCATCGCAGATCAAGGCCATGCGCGACCTCGTGGCGCCTCTCCGCGCCGCTTCTCAACCGGCCGCCGCTACGCCACCCATCAAGCCACAGGGCGTGAACATGGAGGCTCTGGCACGCGCCAGACACCTGACGGCGACCACATTCATTGAACCCTCGTCGCGTACCAGCACGCAGGAACAGGCGGCTGCTACGGGCATTGACTCCGCTCTCTCCAAGAAGATCGCCGAGTACAAAGAGGCCATGAAGCTCCGGCCCGGCATGCCCGGCGACGAGCGCGGCCAGTATGGCGAGAACTTGAAGGCGGAAAGGCTCATCAAGGAGATCAATGTTCTCCAGCGACGACGTGCATAGAGGCTTAATTCCGTGACTCAGACTCTCACAACCCAGTTTGCTACCGCTGGGGCTGCGAAGGAGTTTTACGACCGGCAGCTGCTCGACAATCTCTACCCGAATCTCTACCTGTACCAGTTGGCAGAGAAGCGGACGCTGCCTCGCGGCTCCGGCAAGGTCATCCACTTCAAGAAGTACTTCAAGGCGGGCGCGGGCTCCGGCCATGTCATCCCGTTTGCCTTCACCGAGGGCACCGCCATCGGCCTGTCGGCACTCTCTGCGGTGGCCATCTCGACAACCGTTGCCGGGTTCGCGGCGGCCATCGGCATCAACGACTTCGTCATCATGACGGCGCCGGATGATGTCGTGAAGTCGGCTGTCTTTGAACTCAGCAAGGGTTATGCCCTGACCATGGAGCGCCAGATTCGCACCAAGATTTCCGGCAGCGGGACGATTCTCCCGGCTACCAATGGTGCCACCGGCTCCTCGTCTCTCACTGGCACGGCTTCCACCATCAACACGGTGGACATCATGCGTGCCGCGGCCGCCCTCCGTCAGGGTGATGCCCGCGCTTGGTCGGACAACATGTTCGCCGCCGTTGTCCATCCGCGCGTCGGGTTCGACCTGCGCAACGATGCCACCGCCGGTACGGGGTGGACCATCATCAACGCAGGATTCCAGCAGGGCGCGCAGCGCGTCTGGCAGGGTGAGATCGGCACGCTCTACGGTTGCCGAGTCATCGAGTCTACCGAGGCGAAGCAACTCCTGCCGCCTACCGCGTCACTCTTCAAGATCAGCGCGGGGGCTTCCGGGTTCGTCACGCAGGTCATCGCGCCGGGTGCCTACGGTGTCGTGGAACTGGAGTCGGCGAAGCCCAAGGTGTTCGTCAAGCAGCCGGGCAGCGCGGGCTATATCGACCCGGTCAACCAGAAGGGCTCCGTCGGTATCAAGGGCTACTACGCAGCCGTGGTCATCGACGCCGCCCGCATGAAGCGAATCCCGTCCGGCGGGCGCACTCTCTAACGCCGGGCTACATAGGAGGAAAGCGATGTCCACAGAACAGGGTCCAGTCCCCGCCGCGATGAGTCTGGACGCCGACAAGACGGCGGAACTCAGCAACGGCGACAACTCCGCAGATCAGCCCACGGCCACGGATATGCCGGTGGAGAAGCCCAAGTCTCCCACGGCTGACCCGATGAAGACGGACGTGTACTGATGTCGATGCGCACCTCCGGCCGCCATGGCAGCATTCCGAGTGGCGAACTAGAACAGATAGTCGTGCGCAATGGCCAGTTTCTGTCCGTCCGCCGCGCCGGGGGCGGCGACGGGCAGGCTGGATTCTATAACAGCATCACGGGCGAGTATTTGCAGGGTCTCGGTGGCGGGCGCATACCCGAGTGGTCCTATATGCGCCACGAGGCCCCTCATCTGGTGCGCGGCTGGCGCAACATTCTCTACGAGTTGCTGCACAAGAGGAAGTTGAGCCCGACGCGCGAGATCAAGCGGCTTCTGGGCGAGTCCCTGGTGCGCAACGTGCTGGATTACGGCCTCAGCGCGCAGCCACAAGCCTCGCCAGAACCTTCACGAGTCTACATGGACGGAACATGGACAAGCGGACACTAGATTTCGGCGATTGCGCAGAAGTTGGCGGCCAGCAATACGCGCTCAACCTCTACACGTTGGCTGAGTCCATCAAGGCTAGAACGGTGCTGGAGATTGGCGCGGGCTGGGGCTGGAGCGCGCGGGCATTCGCGCTGTCGCTTGCACCGCGCGGCGGCTTCTTGGTGAGCATTGACCCGCATCCCGAGCGCATCAAGCCGGAGAATCGCGGCAGGATATCCGCCTTGGAGGTGCCGTGGGAGATTTGCAAGGCGCGTAGTGAGGACACGCCGTTCAATGAGCGCATCGACCTCCTCTACATCGACGGCGACCCGCGCAACGCCGCCGCCGACTACCGCCACTACTATGAGAATGTGCGTGACGGCGGCCTCATCGTACTGGATGGCGTCGGCGGGCAGCCTGGCCCGACTGAGTTCGTCGAGTCGTGCGAGTTCGACTTCCTCCGTCTCCCATACAACGACGCCTACTGTCACGCTATCTACCGCAAGCCGGTGCCGCTGGCCCACGAAGGCAAGTACGAGGCGTCCTGCACGCAATGTCCGCAAACCTTTCGAGCCGACTACTGGAGCGCGCTGGACACAGCCATCGACTCGCACATCTCCGTCACGCAGCACACCGTTAACGCTATGGCCGGTCCACGTCGCATCAAATACATCAAGAGGGCAAGGTGAACAAGTACCCGCGAGTGAGCGTCGTTATCTCCACCTACAACCGCCCCGCCATGCTGGAACGCGCATTCGCCAGCGTCCACGCGCAGACTTTCGCAGACTTCGAGGTGGTGATGGTGGACGATGCCAGCCCGTGCGTCGAGGAGATGCAGGCTGTCGTCACCAAGTGGGAGGCGAAGTTCGCCGAACGCGGCATTGATCTATGGCCATATCGAGTGGAGGAGAACAGTGGCTACCAGTGCTACCCGAAGAATCGCGGGATCGAAAAGTCACGGGGAGACTACATCGCCTACCTCGACGACGACAACGAGTGGCGACCAGATCATCTGGCAACACTGGTGCGGACCATTGAATCGGACTACTCCACCGACTTGGTCTACTCCCGTCTACACTACATCGTTGACGGCGATGAGGCGCGTTCGGCGCTCGCCAAAGCATTCGACGGCACGGTTCCAGAAGGCGACACGATAGGCGTCGAGTGGAATCCTAACATTCTCGCGCAGAAGAACTTTGTTGACACCAGCACTGTTCTGCACTCCCGCGGTGCATTCTGGCGCATGGTGCGTGAGTCAGGCTACGGCTGGGACGAGGCGCTGCGCCGATTCGGCGACTGGAACTTCATCTGGCGATGGGCGGTGCATGGCAACAGCGCGAAACTCGTGGATGCGGTGACGGTAGATTACCATTGGCACTCGGGGTCGCTGCAACTCACGCGGCCCGCCGTGGAGCAGCCGATGACATTCAACTATGCGCAGTGGTTGACCGTGCGTAAGGAGACCGATGCCTCTATTGGCTATACCCGGTCCGACAAAGCGCACTAAGCCGCTGGTCGCCATAGGCGTGCTGACGCGCAACCGGCCGAGCTACCTTGCCGAGTGCCTGCGTGGCCTGCGCGCCGGCATGCACACCACCTCCTGCGAGTCGCGCCTGATGATATGGAACAACGGCGAGTCGCGCATACCAGAGCAGACACACGGAGTCGGCTACAACGTCGGCCAGCACGTCAGCATGAACCGGCTGATCCAAGAAGCCTCGGACATCGGCGCGGACTGGTTTCTGCGCGTAGACGACGACTGCGTGTTTCAGACGCCGCATTGGCTGCGCAAGATGGTGCATATCGTGACGCGCCACGTCACCACCTACAAGCGCCCGTGCGTCCTGTCGCCTACCGTCCACGGCTTGCGCAACCCTCCCCCCAGCCTTGGCGACGTGTGGCTTGGCCGCTACCACCTGCAAATCGTGCCCATCCTCGGCGGCATCTGCCGTCTAATGCCGATGTCGCACCTGCGCTACTGGCGCTTCGACGAGCGCATGCCGATGGGGTGGAGTGAGGCCAGCAACTACGTCAAATACTGCATGCTCACCAGCATGCCTATACTGCGCACCACCAATATTGAGGTGAGCCACGGCGAGTCCACGGATGCACAAGAGGCAGCCGACCCGGACTATGCCTATGAGTCGGAGATGCTTAAGATGACACCGTGGGGGCTATAGTGGGCAGAGAGTCGCGCGCCAATGGCAAGTGCTGGACGGTCTGCATGGACTTTGACGATCTGGCTGATGGCAACGACCGACTCGATATCCTGCTGCGCCTCAAGGAGCGCGACCCTGGATTCAAGGTGACCATGTTCGCCATCCCTACTCGCTGTGGAGACGAACTACTGCGCAAATACGACGCCGTGCGCGACTGGGTGCAACTCGGTATCCACGGCTGGCGGCACGCGCGCAGCGAGTGCCTCTCATGGACCAGCGAGGAGACGGTGGAGAAGATTGAGATGGCGCGCGGCATCTACCCGCACTTTGCGCCCATCTTCAAGGCCCCTAACTGGGAGACCGTAGACGAACTATACGCCGGCCTCCAACAGAGCAACGTAGCCATCGCCGACCACATGCGAAACATCGCCATCATGCCAGACGACATGCCCAACTACATCTACAATATGCGGCTGCGCGACGATCACCTGCGCCGCATGCACGGCCACATTCAACCAACCTTCTGGGACAAGGGAATCGAGGGCGACTATGAGTTGTGGAGTTCACCGCCAGTCGGAAGCACCTACGTCTGGGCTGCCGAAGCGGTTGCACCGAGAAAGCCACTCGCGGTCTGACGCCGACTATGTTGCGGCGCAGGCCAATGACTCGTCATGGTCGTCGCAGACTGAGTGGGGTGAAGCGGCTGCGGGGAAGTTCATTCAGATGGGTGAGGCGCTCAAGGCCACCGGCCAGATGTTCCATGACGACACGGTGGCTGACTTCGGCGGGAACGATGGTTACGCCGCCAACGAGTTCTTCAAGGCGCACGCCATTAAGCCGCTCGTCGTTGATTGCGAGCCTCAGCGCATTGAACACGCCCGTGTGGTGTACGGCCTATCGACCTATGAAGCGTTCATCGAAGACATGAAGGATCTCGCTGACAAGAGCATCGACTGGGGCTTCTGCTCGCACACGCTGGAGCACACGCGCGACACGGCCAAGGCGCTGCGAGAGATTGCGCGCGTTGTGAAGCGTGGCTGCCTGTTCATCCTCCCAATCGAGGACGAAGAGCATGCGGCCCGCAACATGGCTCACGCCTGCCACGCCGACTCGCTGAAAGAGTGGAAGGCGCTGGTGCTGGCAAACGGGTGGAAGGTGACGAAGCACGGCGCGCGCCGCCCCATACCGCAGGAGTGCTACATCATGGCGGTGCCGAAGTGAAGATTGTCGGGTTTGCCGCCGAGAACATGGCCAGCAGCCATCTCCGCGTGCGCCAGTGGATTGACGCCATGAAGGCGCGCGGTCACAGCGCCGACTTCTACGACGACGGCATGGACAACCTAGCCAAGTTCGACGAGCGGGTGCGCGGCGCTGACGTGGTGGTGTACGGCCGCACGCACGACGGCCGCAAGGTGGCGTTGCTGCACGGCGGCAAGAAGGTGCATGGCTACAAGATTGTGTGCGACACAGACGACCTGGTAACCGACATCCCGTCCTACAACTTCGCCGCGCAGATGTTCCACGACGCCAGCGGGTTCAAGCGATTGTTCATCATGCAATACCGCTTGGCCGACGCGGTGACGTGCAGCACGCGCTACCTCGTCGAGGCGACGAAGGAATTCACGCCTAACGTCTATCTGGTGCCCAACTGCGCAGATATGGCGCTATGGAGCGGCGTGCGCACCCGTCAGAAGGAAGCGCGCCACCGCGACGACATCCGCGTCTACTGGGGCGGCGGCGGCGGCCATTGGGACGATGTGCTGAAACTGAGAGACCCATTGCTGCGTATTTTCGCAGAGCGCCCGCAGGTTAAACTCATTTTCAGCAACTTTGTGCCTGCGTGGGCGGCGACCCTGCCGCAGCATCGGGTATTCTTCCTCCCGCTGGCACCTTATCGCGGCCCGTGGCAGAAGATACTCGCGTGGCTGTGCGTGGACATCGGGCTCGCGCCGCTTGTCGCCAACCCGTTCAACCGCGCCAAGTCGCATGTGAAGTGGCTGGATTACGGGATGGCGCGCATCGCCGGTGTATATGAGTCCATCGACGCCTATGACTCAGTGGTAGACGGTGTCACCGGTCTTAAGGCATCCACGCCAGACGAGTGGTACGAGCGCATCCGTCTTCTGGTAGATGAGTCGGCGTTGCGGCAGAGGCTTGGCGATCAGGCGCGCCGCGATGTCATGGCGCATTGGATGGTAGGCCAGCATGTCGCAGACTACGAACGCATGTTGAAGCGCGTCTGCGGCATGCCAAGGGTTGAGGTGGTTGAACTTGTCGAGGGTGAAGAAGTGGAGGCGGTGCCATGCCAGACCTAACAGTCACACTAAGCGGCAGCGGCGAGACCACGAGCGCAGCGGGCAACCGCATGGTAAGCGAGGTGGCACGCATCGTGGGCGACGAGACGGACAATGACATACGGTCGCAGGCGCTGGGCTGCATCAACCGCATCCGCATGGCGCTGAATCGGCGCGAGTGGCGCTTCAAGAAGGTGACGGCGTCGGCTATCACGCTGGTCAACGGCACCAAGACGTATACGCTGCCGAGCGCCTTCAACCGGCCGTCATTCGCGCGCCTGCTGGACACCAACAGCAAGCCAGACGCCGACCTCATCTATGTGGACGACGCATGGTTTGCGCACGCCCAGCGCGACCAGGAACTCACCGGCCAGCCGCTCTACTACATGCTGCGCAACCATTTCTCCGATGGGCTCGTCACAGTGTTCCCGACGCCGGACTCCAGCGCGGCCACCAACTGGACGCTGAGCGTTGAGTACTACGGCCGCATCGCCGAGATCGCCGACGACGCCACGGCCATCAGCGAGCCAGAGGAACTGTATGAGGTTCTGGTTGCAGGCGGCCAGTACTGCATGCTCAAGGAGCGCAACCATGCTGACCGCATGCCCGCCGCGCGGCTGGATTACTTGCAGGCTGTGAATGATCTCATGACGTGGGACAGGCGCGTGAGTGACGAGCGGGCGCGGTTCACCATTGGCGCTGGCCGCCCGCAAACCGGCACGCTCTCCATAAGGATCGACTAGTGGCGCAACTTGGTAAACTGGTATTCGCAATCAAAGACCCGGCGGGCAATGCGCTCAGCGGCGTCAGCGTCGAGGTGCGCAAGCAGGGGGCGCAGATCAACGGGGCGCACGCCGGGGCCAACACCACGTTCACCGTGGACGACCCTGGCGCAATCATCGCCGGGGATCAGGTGAATGTGGACACTGGGAGCACGACTCGCAGCGTATCCAGCATCACGGCGACTACGGTGGTAGTCGGCGGTGCCGGGTTCGACGATGTGGATGACGACTCGCGCCTCACCGACATCACCCTGCCTACCATCTACAACGACGCTATCGGCAACGAGACGAAGAGCAATCCTCTGACTACCGACGCGGCTGGCGAAGTCTTCTGCTGGATGGTAGGCGGCAAGTATGATGTGCTGGTGTCGGGCGGCGGCGCGACCACTAAACTCTACACCGACCAGACGGCGACGGGCGGCGAGTCAGTGCAGTCCACCATATTCAGCGGGACGGCGTACAAGTACGACACCGTGCGGGCGCTGGCGGCCACGGACTTGCTGCTGGACCTATCAACGGCTGGCACCAACAAGTTCAAGGTGATGGGGGACGGGGAGATTGTGGCGGGAGAGGCGGGGGCAACGCACGCGTTAACTGGCACTCTTTCAGTGTCCGGCGCCACAACGCTGACTGGCGGAATTGCCACCAGCACGGCTCTCACCGGAACACTTACAGCATCTACTGGGTTGGTGGCCACAACTGGCAACATTCAGGCAACGGCAGGGGATTTTGATGGCCGCAGACTCAAGATGGATAACGGCACCGCGCTTGTAGATGGCGATGTGACTCTCGGGGCTGGGTGGGGTAACACGGCAACGGCCACAATGCAGGCGGGTAGCACGGATACCAGGGGCGCGGTACTCATAACATGCGGAGGTGCTGGCATAGCAGCCGATCCGAATGTGCTAATTGTGTTCAAGGACGGCACGTATGGTGCCACGACATGGCCTCTTGTTAGTCACGGAGGGACGAATCAGTCTCCGGAGATCGCAGTTGACTGGGTGGTATCAACGTCCAGCGCCACTCAAATGAACCTCATCTTCGTAGGCACACCGTCCAATACTTTCTCTTATCTGGTTCGCTGGTATCTCATAGGGTAGATGACTCAGGCATGGTGATAGGCTAATGTCTCAACTCGGCCGCTTCGACCATCGCGTCCCGGACACGCTCGGCAACGCCATCAGCGGTGCATCCGTCGCCATCTACCGCGAGGGCGCCACTGTCAATGGGAATCAGTCGGGCACATCGCCTCTGACAGTCACCGCGTGGCATCGTGGGAAGATAGCCGCCGCCGACACCGTGTTCGTCAACACCACCACCGGCACCACCTACTCGGTAGACTCGGTGACGGCTACTACGGTGGTCCTTAGCGGCTTCGCTGGCACGCTTGCGCTGACGGGTGGCGACCGCATCACACCGTCCAACTCGCAGCCGACGCTCTACTCGGACGATCAAGGCGGGGCGACGACGACAAATCCCCTGACGACATCGTCAACTGGCCGCGCGCAATGCTGGATGAACACCGGCGCATATGATGTTATTGTCAGCGGTGGCGGCGCTACGACTACGGCGTTCGTGGGTGAGGTGACGGTAGGCGAGTCACCTGCCACTGTCATCAGCGGCGAGACGGACTCAGCGACCGCCGTTGCACACATCGAGGATACCTACTTCTCGCTGGCGACGGCTGGCGGCAAGTTAAAGTCGTGGCGCAATGCCGGGGTGGAGAAGGCTTACCTTGGACAGGACGGAACGCTGTCTATCAATGGCGACCTGATTGTCTCCGGATCAGTGACTCCCGCAGCGTTTGGCAACATCCGCTGGGCGCATCTATACGATAGCGCCACGAGCGAGACGGGGGGCATCCAGGAGGCTATTGACAGCATCACAGATGCGAGTGAGACGAACCCCTACACCGTCATGCTCCGGCCTGGAATTTACGATGTGACTCATGCCGATACAGCCGTAGTTGGTATCAACGTGTGGGGAACTGGGCTCGATGGAACCGGCGACAGCCGAAACTGGATTGCGCTTGCCGGAATGGATGCGGCTACCTGCATCATCACGAGGACGACCGCCGCAAGCTCGTTGGTTGGGGTTATCCAGGCGTGCCATAACCAGTACATCTCTAACCTGACGATTGACTGCGAGGTAACGCGACATATTCATTGGGACCCCACTGTGGTTCCGGCTGGTGGAGCGCTGCTTGACTGCCAGAATGTACGGTTCTTGTCGGTTTCCGGAGCCGCGTCTCAATCTGGAATTTCTGCGGGAGCAACCGGCGGGAGCGCCGCATCCACAAAGGTGCGTATACACGGGTGCCACTTTCAGAGCGGAGCAATTGCAATTCATGGAGGCTCAGGCGCTGATGTATATGGAGTAGAAATCTGGATAACTGCGAACACGTTTGATCTGACCGGAGCGATTGCCGGATTTAGCATTCCGTCGATTGCAGAACCGTGGTCATTCTATGTGAGCGGCAACGTGCAGAAATACTACAACGTCGATCCGGGCAGCGGTGGAATCAACCTGAACATGCCAACTATTGTTGCTGATGGAAAGCATGTGAAGGTTGTCACAGATGGCAGTCTGCGCGCCACAGACACAGTTACCAATCCGAATGTCGTAACCGACAACAGCGAAAACTATTTCTACAACGCTTTTGTCTACCCAATGGAACATACAGGAACACAGTGTCTCACGGGAGTCACTAGTGGCGATGTAATAGTATACAGACCGGCATCGGGAGATTACGATGTAACCACAACCGCGAATGATCCGTGGCCTGCGGTGTGTTGCAATCAGCTTGATACGACCTCAACAGCAAACTGGTTCCCGCGTCTCTGTGCCGGGCCGATGGGTGTCTGCTTCGTGGAGAGCGCGCAGGTTGTTGCACCTGGAGACACGCTCGTAACCAGCGTGACGGCAAAGGATGCCTTCGTAAACAACGCCCAGACCGATATGACACGCATCATCGGGTGGGCCATCAACGGCAAGACGGCCGGTACGCGCCGCCTTGTTACCTTCCGACGCAACATGACGCTGGCGTGGTGACGGATGCCTAACCTCACTCTCCCGCTCAACAAAGGCTGCGCCAGCGGCGTTGACCCATCGCTGATCAAGCCGGGCGAGTTGCAGGAGGCTGAGGGTGTTATCTACAAACCCGGCGACGAGGCGGCGCACAAGCATGGCGGGCGCACGTCATTTGCCACGGTGACGGCGGCGGCGGTTAATGGTCTCGCCTTCATTGACTTCGACACAGCCGACGACTTGCTGATTGCGCAGTCCAATGGCAGCCTCTACTCGTCCACCATTGCGGGGGCATCATTCGCGGCCATTCGCACTGGTCTCACCGCCAGCGCCACGCAGATTGACGGCACCAAGTTCTCCGACAACTATGTGTGCTGCAACGGCGTGGACACCAACTGGCTGGTGCTGAACTCGAATACCACCATACGCCACGGTCTGGACGCGAATACCGTAGCGCCGACGCACTCTCTGGCCGGGAGCGCGCTCACTGGGGTATTCGACTACTGGGCGACGGAGTGGGACAACACGAACTCGGTAGAGAGCGCGTTTACTGGGACGGCGCTGAGCGTCACGGCCGCCGACGATATCGTGACTATCACCAAGCCGACGACGGTGAACAGCAGCGCGACGCACTGGCGGATATACCGCAGCAAGGACACCGGCTCCTACCCTAACGGCTGGCTGCTGGCGACAACGGCGATTGGCACGACGACTTATGCCGACTCGACGGCAGACGCCGATCTCGTGCTGCTGGCACCCTATCCCACCGTGGAGATCAACGGCGTGCAGGAGAGCGAGAACGCCGAGCCGCCGGTGCTGCGGAGCGTCACCACATTCCACGGCAGCCTCGTGGGTGTAGCTGACCGCAGCATGTACTGGAGCGCGCCTGGCAACCTGCACGGCTTCCCGGCTTCCTACGCCACGCCGTTCCAGTTTCTCTTCGGCGGGCAGGCGCGCTGTGTGCGGCGCGTAGGCGACACTCTGGTGGTTCTATCGGACAACGAGGTGTGGCGCGTCAACTATCTGCCCAGCGAGTTGGACAGCGTATTCGACGCCTCAGTAGCGCGTGAACACATCGGCAACTTCGGCACGCCGTCGCCCACGGGGGCATGCGTGTTCAGCGGATGGGGCGGTCGGCCCATGTGTTTCTACGCCAGCCGCAGCGGGCCGATGCTGACCGACGCCAACTCGGTGGACCGCGCGGTGCGGGCTATCGATTGGACTGGCATGGTGAGCCTCGCCAACCTGTCCACCTGCGTGGTGTACGACTTCCCAGACCAGTGGCGCGTGCATATGGACTTCACCAGCGACGGCACCACCTGGAAGCGCCTGCACTTCTACTACGACCCATATCGCATCGGCACCGAGGCCGGCTTCCCAGAACTCGTGTGGACTGGGCCGCACCTTATACCCGGACCAGGGTGTTATGCCACTGTGTCTGGCGAAGGACGCATATACGCAGCCAGCAAAACGACTAGTGGCGCGGTGTACCGAGAGGAGAGTGGGACAGAGGATGCGGCCGACTTGGTAGATGCCAGCGGGACGGTGAACTGCCGCCTGCGTATCGGGCGCACCTATCCGGGTGGCATAGGCGGCAGCGGGCGATTCCCGAACGTCTGGGTACACAAGGCGTCGGCCGGCACGGGCTCCTACACCACCACCATGACGGCGTGGAAGGAGAACGTCGGCAGCACCAGCCGCACCAAGTCGGTGTCCGCGACGACGCAGGGTGCCACCAGCAAGGACTTCAACCTTAGCGGCATGGGCTTTGACGTGCGCATCGTGCGGGACGACACCGCCGCTATGCCGGCCATCAACAACATCACCGTCGAGTTGCAGGATCTGGTCAGCTTCCTGCCGACGCCGAGGTCATAGAATGGCGCTGGGCCGCACACACATAGTCGCACCGCTGGGGGCCAGCGACGACACGCGCAAGCTGGTGAATCGCGTCAATGTCGGCCTGCGCGCACTCGACCGCCGCAAGCCAATAGCCACGCCAAGCGTGTTCCGCGACGACACCTCGCGCCCGACAGCCGAGGGCAACCGTGGCCGCATCATCTTCGTGCAGAACGCCGACGGCACGGTGACGGGGCAGTATAGCGATGGTGCAGTGTGGCAGACGTTTCTTGCCACCTCCGTCTCATTCGCCACGCCGACTGTCACCTATGGCACCACGTACAGCGCTGGGACGCTCGGGACCACCATACGCAGCGATGCACGCCTAAAGTTCCCGACGGCGCTTATGTCGTCGGCTAACGACTCGACGCTCACACTCACCGACGACGCCACCGACCAGACGCTCACCGCGAGTCTCGGTGTCCTGAATATCGTCCCCGGCACCGGGATTAGCATCAATTTCCCCGATAGCGCCGCCGCTTCGCTCGTCATCAAGCCAAATACGACGACGGCGGCAGGTACTGTAGTAACCGTACAAGGCCGTCCCGCTGCCGGAACCCGAACGCTCATAGGCCCAACTTGGTTCGCCCCTGCTTCGAGCGACATATTCAGCGGCCAGCCATTCCGATGCTGGGATGCGGCATTCCCGGCATTCCTCGGTCAACACACGAGCAGCGTATTCGTTGGGTATGACGTATCGGCGATGACGATCAGCCCCTCGGCGAGTAGCGGTGCGGATAATAAGGCGTATGGCTTCCGCGCCACCAACTTGACCATCGGCTCCGGCAACGGGTCGTGGGCGGAAGTCGCAACGGCCTACTTCCCCGGGGCGGATCGCGTCCTCACGTCGTTCAAAAGTGATGTTCTGGCGGCTGTCATCATCGAACCGCCGACCGGCTGCAACAAGAAGCAGGACGGAGCGACGGATGTGGATCAGGTCGGGCTTCTGATCCGCCAGCGCACCGCCGAAGGAACTGCGCCGACGAATCGTAGCGGTTTGGATGTCCCAGCACAGAACCACGGGACGAACCGTTATGCCGCCCGCCTCTATAACCAGACGCTGGTCAGCAACCCAAGCGGGCGGGCTGAGACGGCGCTGATGTTGCAGCAGTTGAACACCGGCGCAACCGCCGGGGCGCACGCCAACCTCGACGACAAGGCAGGCAACCCGCCAGCGCCTGTGACTGGCGACCTGTGGCGCAATGGGAACGCACTCTACTTCCGGCAGTCTGCGGCGACGGTTGATCTCACGGCGGCAGCGGCCGCGGCGGCTGGAACAGACTGGCCGGTTCACTTTGCTATTATGGGTGCCTAGTGGCGAACACGCTCAAGGTGCTGGGGCAGTCGAATCCTGTGGCCACGACGCTTACGGATGCCTATACCGTCCCGGGTGGGGCGAGTGCGACAGCGAGTTCTATACTGGTATGCAACAGGAGCGGCACGGCGACCACGTTTCGGATCGGTATCGCAGTCGCGGGCGCGGCGGACACCAATGAGCAGTATATCGCCTACGACACGCCAATCAGCGGGAACGATACGATAGCGTTCACTGTCGGGGTAACGCTGGCGGCTACTGATGTAGTGCGTGTGTATGCCACGCTCGCCACGCTTTCGTTCAACATCTTCGGCGTCGAGGTGACGTAATGAGTATCAGCAGCATCAGGACAGTTGACCCAACCGCCGTCCACGACGACACGGCGTCTGAGATTTCCGCCATCACCAACAAGGCGACCCCGGCTGGTGGCGACTTCCTGCTCATCGAGGACAGCGCCGCCGGGAACATCAAGAAGCACATCCTCATCAGCGCATTGCCAAGCGGAGGCTCGCCGCCTACAGGCACCGGCTTCCGGCACGTTACTGGCGGTGCCGAGGATGCCGCCTCTGAGACAGTAACCTTCTCCGACGCCGATCAGGTGACGCCTAATCAGGGTACGACCGTCACCGTGCTGCATGGCAACGCGGCGGGGCAGCCTTCATTCGCTGCCGTCGTTCTGACCGCAGATGTTAGCGGCATCCTGCCGGGCGCGAATGGTGGCACCGGCAATGGATTCGCTGCAATCAGCGGCCCGACGACTTCGCTCAAGACATTCACCCTGCCGGATGCCAGCGCGGTCATCCTGACCGACAACGCCGATGTGACAGTCGCACAGGGCGGGACTGGACTGTCGAGTGGCACAAGCGGAGGCGTGCTTGGCTACACCGCCGCAGGAACGCTCGCCTCATCCGTCGCGCTCACAGCCAGCCAGCTTGTCATCGGAGGCGGGGCCGGTGCGACACCAACGCCGCTTGCTGCTGGCACCGACAATTTCGTGCTGCGTATGGGCGCGGCGAATCCCGGCTATGAAGCCGAGTTGCTGTCGAAGGACATCACCATCGAGGCTCCGACTGCGAGTGAGACCATTACGATGTTCTACACCCCCATCGCTATCACGGCGACGGAGGTGCGCGTCGTCGGGGTGGGCACGACGCCCAGCCTGACACTCCAGTTGAAGCACGCGACCGACCGGAGCTTAGGGGGGAACGCCCTGACGACTAGCGCGGAACACACGAACACGACGACCGGCTCGACGGCGACACTGAGCGATGCGACGATCCCCGCCGCCTCCTACGTCTGGATCGAGACGACGGCGACAAGTGGCACCGTGACTTCGTTTGCCATCCACGTAAGGTACACGGTGGACTAATGACGAAAATTCTCTGGCGCCTGTACTACGGAGACGGATCGATGTTCTCCAACCTCGATGGGCTGCCTGAGCAGGCTCCGTGTGTCAACGTGATGTGCGTGGCCTATTACGATGAGGACAACCGGCGCAGGCTGGCGCACAGCGCGGACTACTACTTCTACGAGGACGGCAGATGGTACTCAGTCGATCTGTTCGGGCTTTGGGATTATCTGGCGAGACCCGGACTCAAGACGGTCAAATTCGGCCGGATGATCAGTGACAAGCAATATCGTCTGGTCATGCAGCACGCGATGACCGACCTCCCGGTTGAGGGGATAAGCTAATGGGTGGATGCACTTCCGCATGGAACCAGGTGGCGTTTCGGGGCCGTGATGATGACGGCGACCAGGCAACCGCCACTTGGAAAGACGCGCAAAACGCCAACTGGACCAACGGCGTTGACATCAATCTTCGCGTGCGCTTCGAGGTTCAGGAGACTGCCGGGTGCGCCAAGGCCAACTTCACCACCATACAGTTGCAGTACAATAAAAATGGTACAGGGTGGGGCGCCGTAAATGCCACAAGCAACGTGGTGCGCTCAAGCGCATCTCCCAACCTCGCAGACGCCGCGAATCTCACCGATCAACTCACGGCTGGCACTGGTACGTTTGAGGGAGATGCCTGCTTCGATGAAGTCAACGGGATTTGCGGGAGCGCCGCCACGGATGTTGCGGCCAGCGGGCATGTCGAAGCCGAGTTCTGTATTCAGATACGCAGTTCGGATGTTGCCGATACCGACACGATTCAGTTGCGGGTCACGGATGGCGGCACTCCGTTTGCCGGGTATACGGCCACGCCCACGATAACAGTCAGCGAGGCTGGCGCTACCCGCCGCGTCTTCATGGTGACATAATGAGCGTCACGCTGACCCAGACGCGCATCCGCCCAGATGACAACGGCTACACGGTTGTCATGATTGGCATCAACTATCAGGCCAACAAGGTGCTGGTGCGCGTCCGCTTTGACAGCGGCGACACGCAGGACATAGAGTATGAGGGGGCGCGCCTTCTCGCGCTCCGCAACGCTCTCCCGCAATTCAGCGGCCTGCGGCTGGCTATTGAGCAGTATCTGGCCGCCAACGAACCCGGCCTAGGAGGCAATGCGGCATGATTAACACCGGCAGCAGCCATGAATTGTGCGCCTTCATATTGTGGGAGGCTGAGGCTGAGCGCAAGCAACTCCAGATGGAGAACGCCATGCTGCGCGGCGAGATAGAGCGCTTAAAGAAGGGCGAGCCGGCGTTGAAGGAAGCGCCGCCGCCACAGGAGAAGGCCGATGGCTAACGAGTTTCTGCTTGATAGTCTAAGACGGGTCGTCCCGCCGGAGGTTTGGGCGGAGTGGGAGCGCACAGCCGCCGCGCAGGGGATCTCTCTGAGCGAGTACATCGACAGGAACACGCGAACACGCGATCAGGGGCTCATTGCCAATGCTTCGAATGCTTCTGGAGGCGGCGGAGACGTATTGCCCGGAATCAGCTTCAACCGATTCCGGCAACTGGTGCTTGCCGGGGCAGCCGGATCGGTAGGAGTCGGAATCGCCGGTGCCGGTGCTGCCGGTGCCGGTGGTGCAGGTGGTTCGTCTGGATTCGGCGGCACGGCCGGTGGTGTTGGCGCTGGCGGTGTTGGTGGTGTGGGCGGTGCTGGTGGTACGGCTGGATTCTTCAACTCATTCGGCGGACAGTCTCTCATCAACGCCGGGCTCAACCTTGCCGGTGGATATCTAAACCAGCGTGCGCAGTCCAAGGCAGAATCGCGCAACATCGACGCGATGAAGGACCGCATCAAGCTGGCGCTCCAGCAACTATCGCCAGAGCACATTCAGCAGCTTATGCGCCAGTTCCTTCCAGACATTGCCGCCATCAGCAATCAGCAGCAGCAGACGGCGTTGCAGGGGCTTAATGTGAGCGCGGCGCGGCAGGGACTCGCCAATACGCCATACTCACTGACGGCTCAGGCCGGGTTGCGTGGTCAGATGGCCAATCAGGTTTCCACGGCGGCGTTCCAAAGGGCGATGGAGACAGCCGGGCAGAGGGTTTCGGCTATCACCGGCGCACCATTCGTGACGCAGCAGCCGCAGACTGGGATGTCCGATGCCTTCTCGAACACGGCGAATCAGATCATGCTGGCACGCGCGCTAAATCAGCGGCAGCCGCAGCAAGCCGCGCCGTACCAGTTGCCTGGTATACCTGGGCAAGGCACGCCCGCGCCATGGGAAACTCAGCAGCATGAAGGCACCCCGTACCAATGGAGTTTCAACCCGTCGAGGTATTAATGACTATTGATACACACGAACTGGCATGGGCTGCTGGATTCTATGATGGCGAAGGAACTATGGGATCTCATAGTCCAACAGAGCGCAGCAAGTGTGGTCGCAAGAAGTACCCACGACTCGGCATGTCGATTCATCAAGTTGATAAGCGCCCGCTCAAAAGGTTCCAAGCTGCGATTGGTGGGCTTGGTGGCATAGGCGGGCCATATCATCACGGAACCAGCAAGCCAATTCACCAGTGGACTACGCAGAACTATGAACACGCACAGGCCGCCATCGCCATGCTGTGGAAATATCTATCGGAGCCAAAGAGAGAGCAAGCCATGCTTGCCATGAGGGAAGTATCTCGCACAAATCAGATTCCTAGAATTGGCAGATGGGCCAAGTGTAGATCTTACAGAAGGGTGGTGGCATAGCCATGGCTGGCGCAGGCGGTACTGGACAGCCCCAGCCGCAGCCTCAGCAGGGCGGCGGCGTCGATCTCTACGACTTGCTGGCGAAGAGGATAGCCGAGTCTCTGAGCGGGCCAGACCCGCAGGCACCCGCGCCGCCTCAGATGCAGCCACTCAACCCGACAGCGGCATTCGCGGCGGCCCGCAACCCGCAGTTTGCGCCCATGCTGAACCAGCAGGCGCAGGCACCTGAGATGGCGAGGTATGGGCAGCAGCAGGCGGCGTTTGAGGCGGCGATGAGCGGCAGGCAACAGGCGATGCAGACTGGTGCCTCACTGGTTGGCGGCCAGAACCGCATGACTCGCGCCAACCGTCCGCAGCTTCGTATGGTGCAGACGGTGGATGCGCAGGGTAATCCTGTAACTGTGCCGATGGAGTATGACCCGGCGACTGGCACACTTTCACCCATGGAGACAACGGCGGGTCAGGGACAATTCCCCAAGTTCGTGCCGCCGCGCACGCTTTCGTCACCAACAGGCTTCCAGAACATGGACCCAGTGACCGGCAAGACAACTCCGGTGACTACACAAGGAGGCGCTCCAGTCTACCCGCAGCCACCGGCAGGCGTCGTCTCTGACATTGCAGCAGGCACGGCAAATCTTCAAGGACTCGAAGCCTTGCGCAGCGCCTACCAGAAGATTCGCTCTGAGACAACCGACAGTTGGGACGCTACTAAGGTTGTCGGCACAATGGCTGGCGAGACTCGCCTTGGCGGCATGCTAGCGCCCAACTACGCATCATACACGGCATCTCGTCGCGCATCTCTCAACGCATACATCAAGAGTGTGACCGGCGCGCAATTCAGCGTGGCTGAGTTGCAACGTTATGAGGGCCAGTACCCGGAGCCATGGGATGACGAGGCATTGGCAGAGCAGAAGATACAAGCCCTGTCGCAGCGTGCAATTGCAGACATGCAAGCCAAGATGCGTGCATTCCCAGGTTCCGCTGGTGCAGGGCCACAAGTCTCTGCACCGCAGTCCGAGTCAATCGTAGACAAAGCCCTGCGTCTAGCCGAGGAGCGCCGCCGTGCCAACCCGCGATGAACTAGATCAAGCTGATGCCGCGCTACAGCGCGCTGGCTATAGCGATGATGAACGCCTGATGGTGTTGGATCAACTCATTGGCGATGATCCTCGCATGCCGTTGCCGCTGCGACGTGGAGGCTCATCCGAGATGGAGATGCTGGCTGGTGCGGCTCAGGCTATAGTCCCGGCGGCCGGTGCTGCGTTGGGCGGCTCTATGGCGCGCTACGGTGTATCTAAACTCGCGCCCAAGGTGCTGCCATATCTAGGCCCCGAGATAGCCGGTGTTGGGTCTGCGGCTGGCGCATTCGCTGGTGGACTAGCAACCGGACAGACGCTTGAGCAGGCTGGCACGGGTGCGCTACTAAGCGGAGGTGCTGGCGCAGGGACCGAGCGTCTAGTGCAGGAAGTGGGTCGTGGATTCGGGCGTGCAGGCAAGGTAACGCCGCGCACTATGCGAGAGACGCTTGGGCAGGGTGGATTCCGGAGGCTGCGCACCACCATAGGCGGCGTTGGCGACGAGGAAATCATCAACGAGGCTGAGCAGTTGCGGCGCATGGGCGCCAAGGCAAGAGTAGAGAAGTCGCCAGGACGCATAGCAGCCGAGCGCAAGATGGCCGCCTTCGACAAATCGCAGACGACCACCCGTGAAGTGTATGAGCCGCCTATGAGCACGCGCACTGAGGAAGTTGGCGGTGTTGACTTCGCACCAATCAAGCAGCGCATACTCAAATTGGTTGATGACCGAGCCACGAGCACAGGCCGAGTCGCTGTGAATGAGCAGTTGAGGCGCACCGCTGAAAGGCTGCCGGAACGCGGCACGATGGATGACCTTGACCACTTCATACGCGAGTACACTGAGCCTATCAAGGGTCAGGTGCAGAACCTTGAGGCATCGCTTCCGACAGCCGTGCAGCAGAAGATAGTGGCTGGTGCGCGACGCTACCGCAACAGTCTGCTTCCAGAGGCCAAACCTGACTTTGCCAAGGCGCAGGCCTACATGAAGGCCACCAAGAATATACGCAGCATGTTGGTGGACAAGAATGGCGACCTCAAGAAGTCGGCTGAGGGTGTATGGCGCAGCATCCCGCGCAACAAGGTGGTGCTGCGCTCATTCCAAGAGTACGACCGGGTGCATGGCACTGAGTTTGCCGAGAAGGCGCTGGACTTGGCGCGTCGGGCTAATTGGACACCCGGTGACGGCGCTACAGCACTCGGCATGATTGACGCCTCGGTTGGTTGGTTTGGGCGTGCAGCCGCTACCACCTCGCGGGCGGTTGGCAAGGGACTTGTCTCGTCGGCTATCCCGGCTGGGCGCAGCGCCGCAGCCGCAGCGGCCTTCTACAATGCGATGAGCAACCCATGACCATCGGCCCCCCGAGTCGCCCAAGTCGGGGCGTGCGCGGCATGGACAAGTATGGGAGCGGCGTGTTTCTCGCCAGCCGGGATGGCGGCAAGCGCAGTCATCTAGGCCGCGACTACATTATCGTGTCGGGCGACGACTCGCTGTTCCCCATACACGGAGTGATTGAGAAGGTTGGGCGCGCCTATCCCGACAGCAGCCTTGGCAGCGTGACGATTCGCGGGGCGGGAGAGCACCGCGGCTTGCTGGTGAAGATACTGTACACCTCCTGCGACCACCCAGTCGGCTACGAGGGGCAGATGGGTGATGTGCTGGGGATGGCGCAGAGCGTGAGCGTGAAGTACCCCGGCATCACAGAGCACCTGCACGTCGAGTTGTGGGTATGCACCGACCCTGAGAGCCTGATGGCGGCCAGCCATCCCGAGTTCGGAGGGCCGCATGTCTGAGCGCAATGGCAGCGCACGACTCACCTACTGGATCATGGGGGCGCTATTCGCCGTGCTGCTGATGGTGGTAGGCGGCGCGTGGGCTGAACTCAACACGCGGGTTGGCGATCTAGAGGATGGACGCAACGCCAACGTCATCAGCATCCACGACCTCCAGCGCGACGTACAGGCCATGCAGGTGGATGTCTGCGCCATACTCAACCAGGCGTATGAGATTCGTGAGCACGTCACCAAGCAGGTGGTGTACCGCAGGCCGTGTCCATAGCACAGTGGTTCATCAAGCGCCGACTCCTGCATCAGGTGCGGCGCATCAGAGGAGAGGAGGCAGGCATGAAGAGAGCAATCGAGTGGCTTCTGAGGCTGGAGGTGATCCCGCGCGGCTGGCTGACCTTGGCGGCAGGGTTCTCGGCCGTGCTGACCGGCGTGGCGTGCTTCGCGGGCGTGCAGGTTCCTGGTATAGACTGTCCAGCCGACCCGTGGCTTCTGGTGACTGGCGGGCTGGCTGCAATCGGGCTGGGCAGGCGGTAGTCAATCCAACGCAGGTATCACAAGGGGGAGTCGCATGCTACGCAAGTATCTTATAGCGGTAGTGATGTTCGTGGTGCTGGGGGCTCTGGCGTATGCCGGTCCCAAGCCGCTGACCGAGCTTACGGGCTCGGCGGCCTATTCCAAGCCAGATGGGGGCAACTCCTCATGGTGGGCAGGCGCGGAGTTGGCTATTCCGCTGGGCAGCGGGTACGTCCTCGTGGGGCCCGCCATCCAGTTCGTAGATGCGGCCGAAGACTTCCAGGCCATCGGCGGGGTGCTGGAATTCAACTTGATGAAGGGGGCCGGCCTGTTCATCGGGGGCCGCGGACTCTACGACCCGGACGCGCCGGAGGGGCTGGACTCCCACACGGTGGACGCCCGGGCGGGATTCAAGGCCGTGTTCAACAAGGGCGGGCTGCTCAAGGTGTATCTGGAGAAGACCGTCGATGGGTACGGCAAATCAGAAGACCTGCGCGGCGTGGCGGGGTTCGGAGTGAGGTTCTAACAGGCCACTCGCACCGGCCTGGGCCCGGCTCCATCGTGGGGTCGGGCCTTTTCATATCTGCGAGTAGGTGGGAAGCCGCCAGCACCGGCCAATACTCACTTGCGCTTCTTGCCAAGTGCCACTTGCAGCGGTGATTTACCGTATCGCTTCTTCCATTTGACGGTGGTAACCCCATGTCCGTATAGCATCATTGCACGGATGACTACACGCAAGTAGTTGGTCTTAGCCTCATCAATCTCGGCTTGGATCTCTTCTGGTAACGGAGGCAATGGGAATGGAGGCCGCCGACGCTTCCTGCCGCCAGCGGCCTCACTCGGTAGGCGGGTGGTGCGGCTACTCACAGGTTGCGGTATGACGGTGAGGCGGTTTGATAGTGACGGCTGGTGCGCGCCAGCCGTGCTTGCTACTCGCATGGAAGGCAAGCTGATTCGTCGGCACGATGCGCTGCGGGTGGCACAGTAGGCAGCGCCAGAACATCTCGTCTACCACCTCGAACTGGAACCCCGGCGGCTTGGGGCCAATCAGGCGGGCCAGCAGACGCTTGAGCATCACCAGCCTCCATTTGCTGTCATGCAGTAGCGCACCACAAAGCGGCGGCCACACACCCGCACCAGCCATTGAGGCTCAACTGGATCACCCTTCTTGCCTCGGTAGGTGACTCTGTAGACACTAAACATGCGACTCAGCCAGCGTCTAAGCATCGCATCTCCTGCAAAGGACCATTGTTCTGCCATTAACTAATGCGGTTCTGTTGCCTGGTTCATGGCCGCCGAACATCTCCCCACAGTTTGGGCATGGCAGCCAGAAGTAGCCGCCGACAAACGCTCTCAGCCAGCGCCACCATCTAGGCATGGCTCACCTCTCTCGCCTCATTCGCCGCCGGCGTATCCTGCCCCAGCCACCGCCCAACCGCCTCCTGCAAGTCGCGGCGGCACAGGCTCACCTGGATCACGTTGAACATGTCGCTGCCGGTCAACTGAATGTCCAGCCACACGCGCTCTCCGTCCAGCCCCATGTCGGTGATGCCGATGTATGCGCCTTTCTTGGCTTGGAACACTTTGCACCTCCCATCCTCCCGGTGACGCCCCGCCACAGCCCCTGTTCGACAGGAGCCCAAGCCGCTCATCCTGGGAGGGAGGATGGCCGGTGCGCAGATGGCGGGGCTAAGGTAGACCGCTGCGCTCGATACGTTGTCAACTTGCATCTCCTACTGCCCACCCGCCACAGACCTTGGAGTGCTGGCAGCGAGTGGGCAGCGAGGTCAACCCAACGATATCTGGGAGCGCCTCCTTATGTGGCAGCCGCTTGGTTAGATAGTCGGTGGCGGGCTGCGTGCGCGCCGAATGGGTATGAGTGCTAGGCATGGCCGCTCTCCTGCCGATCACAGCCTGAGTTTGCAGCCACGCCCCGTCCGGGTCGGCAGGTCAGAGTGCCGTCGATGGTCGTCCCGGCCCGCCATGTCATCGCTTCGTTCTCACGTTTCTGACACACAGGATGTCCGCGTTGCCAGTCACAACGAGGCGCACCACCTGGAATGGCAACTCGGCTACGGCTTGCATGCGCTTCCACCAAGGCACATCAGCCCACCGTATTCTGATGGCCATCATCTGATGCACCTCGAACACCTCACCTTTGATGAACTGGAATGTCTGGTCGCTCATGACTTCCTCCACTCCCATTGATTGCGGCACGTCGGCTCCAGACACTGCCACTCGGTATGCGTCGCCGACCACTTCAACTCCATCACCGTCTCGCC